CCGCGAATGGTTTGACTGGTGGATGTCGGATACAGCACAAAAGAAAGTGGACGAGGACCAGACGCTTGCGGAAGGCTGGGCGGGATAGCCGGCGGATGAAAGGAAAGGGGAATATGATGAAACGGAAAATATTAAATACGATACATCGGGTATTAAAGCATAACTGCAAACACTGTCGGCATTGTTATGATCGAAATGAGTGTGATATAAATATAGGCTTATGGCCAGATTACGGATACTGCTATTTGTTTGATAAGAAAGGGAGCAAAAAGGATGAATGACTGGATAAGCGTAAAGGACAGGCTGCCGAAAACTGGCACAGTATTGGCCACGGATGGTCGCATCGTAATAACGGCCCCATCTTCAAGCGTTACAGCCAATGGACAAGCAATTACCCATTGGATGCCGCTGCCGGAGCCACCGAAGGAGGATTGACCATGCCATACTTATGCGACGCCTGCTTATACGGCCCTCCCAGCAGCGTAGGCGGAAAGCCTTGCAGCTTTTGCGATTTCGATGCAGATAATCCAGTATTTAATTTTTATACCAGGAAAGAGGAACCTGTCATGACACGAACAGACATATTGCAAACAGCCTGGGAATGCGTATGCGGAGAGCGGGAGCAGGACTATGGAACCCCGGAAAACAACTTTGCCCGGATTGCCCGACTGTGGAGAGCCTACAGCGGGCATGAATACACACCTGTGGATGTGGCTATGATGATGGCGCTGCTCAAGATCGCCCGTATCAAGACAGGGACAGGCACAGCGGACAGCTTCGTGGATTTGGCGGGATATGCCGCCTGTGCGGGTGAGATTGCGACGAGCGGGGAGGCGGCTTCGGATGCCTGAATACTGTCCCCGCGAAAAATGCGACTGGCAGAACAAGGAAACAGAGAAATGCAACTGGCCAACCGATAACTGCCCATGGAAAGCCGAGAGGGAGGAGGCGGCCAAGCGGATCGTTGAAACAAAGCTGCGTGGTGCCGCCAAACGGACAAGCATGCGTGGGGTTCGTAAATTGAAAAGTGGGAAATGGGAAGCCTACATATCCGGTTGCGGCGTCAGCGGTCATAAGCTGGGCAAATTTGATACGCAAGAGGAAGCTGAAGCGATACGCAAAGCAGCGGAGGAACACCGGGAGCGGGGCGATCTGAAAGAGTGGATAGATAAAAGGGGAGAGTAATAGAAATGCCGAAGCGTAAGGATATTAAACTGGATGCGTATAATATCGGACGGTATGCATACCGTGAAATGCTTTTCTTTTGTTTGCAGTACAACGATAAGAAAAGGGAACTGGCCTGTCTGCTTCATCCATACAGCAGCCCAACCATCACCGATATGCCGCATTCCAACTCTGTTGGTGATCCTACCGGTAAAAACGCTGTTAAAGCAGCAACACTCTCCAAAGATATCGAGATGATCGAGCAATCCGCTATCGAAGCCTGTCCGGAAGAACACGAGTATTTATTAACCGCTGTAACGAATGAGGACGTGAAGTGGCACTATCTCCGTTTTAAAGGGATGAAGATGGGAGAGCATACGTTTTACAAACGAAAGCGTATGTTTTACTATTTCTTAGCAAAAAGAAAAAATATTTTATAAAGTGCCGTTAAGGGGACCTACTTTTATGATATTTTAGTATTGTGGAAGTTTGAAAAGCTTCTCAAACCCTTTCTTTTCAAAGACGCTGCAGCTTAGTGCTGTGGCGTCTTTCTTATGCAATAAATTGGTGAGCGGGGCATAATGCCTCGGATTGGCTATTACATTGAGCTGTTATAAATATGTATGTCGATATGACGGGTAATTCTAAATGAAGGAGTATGCAAAAACGTTTTATAAATCAAAAGCATGGCAGCGTACACGAACCGCTTATGCTCAAAGCATAGGTGGTTTGTGTGAAGAATGTCTTTCAAACGGTATCTACCGAGCGGGCAAGATAGTGCATCATATCAAAGAAATATCACCAGATACTATTGACAATCCAGAAGTTACTTTGTCATGGGATAATTTGAGGCTGCTATGTGTTGATTGCCATGCAAAAGTGCATGGCGATTTTAAAAGGTACAGGGTGGATGACCAAGGAAAGGTGATAATGCGAATGGAATAGCCCCCCTATGGTCAATAAAATCGACATGACGGGAGACCGGAGGGTGAAGTACATTTTTCCACTCTGCGGGTACGTAACCCCCTACCATGAAATGAAAGGAGGCGGTATTTTGGCAAAAAAGCAAATACAAGCACGGGAAAAGAAGGAGATTAGAAGGCTTAACGAGATTTATCAGGATTTACCGTCTAACCAATTTGCGGTGGCGCAGGGGCTAATCATTCAGGCGGCGCGGCTTCGTATTCGGCTGGATCAGTTATGGGAAGACATACAGGAACACGGTGAAACTGAGCAGTTCACGCAATCAGAAAAGACCGAACCGTATGAACGGGAACGACCTGCAGCCCGTTTGTTTACGGCAACCGATAAAAATTACCAGGCCATTATAAAACAACTTAACGAATTGACACCTCCAGAAAAAAAGGGGAGAAAACTGGAAAAGTTGATGTCGGATGGATAATTACATTTTTACATACTATCAGGCGATACAGGATGGCTCTATTGTTGTCGGTAAATGGGTACGTCTGTTTTTTGAATATGTTGTAAAAGGGCTGGAAAACCAGTTCTTTTTCTTTGACCCCAAAAAGGCCAACCGCGCTATTCGATTTATTGAAACCTTTTGTCATCATTGCGAAGGCCGAGAGGATCTATTAAAACTGGCGCTTTGGCAAAAAGCCATTGTATCCGTAATTTTTGGCGTCGTAGACTGCGCGGGCAAGCGTGTATTCCGTGAAATCGTCATTATAATAGGCAGAAAAAACGGAAAGACGCTGTTTGCCGCCGCCCTCATTGCGTATTGCGTGTTTTTGGATGGAGAGTATGGTGCGAAAGTGTTCTGCGTGGCTCCAAAACTGGATCAAGCCGATTTGGTTTATTCAGCATTCTGGCAGACGATTCAGAAAGAACCAGAACTAGAGGCGCTTATTAAACGAAGGAAATCCGACTATTACATTGAAAGCACCAATAGCAGCGTAAAAAAGATAGCCTTTAATGCCAAGAAGTCGGACGGTTTCAATCCACATTTGACGGTATGTGATGAAATTGCATCATGGCCAGGAGATCAGGGGCTAAAACAGTATGAAGTCATGAAATCCGCGCTGGGCGCAAGAAAGCAGCCGCTTATTATATCGATCAGCACTTCAGGATATATCAATGAAGGAATTTACGATGAGCTGATTAAACGGTGCACCCGTTTTCTTCTGGGAGATTCTAAAGAGCGCCGCCTCGCCCCGTTCCTATATATGATCGACGATATTCAAAAATGGAACGATATTAACGAGCTGCGTAAGTCAAACCCTAATATGGGTGTATCGGTTTCGGTTGATTACTTGTTGGAAGAAATCGCGGTAGCGGAAGTAAGTCTGTCGAAAAAAGCTGAATTTCTGACAAAGTATTGCAATATTAAACAGAACAGCAGTCAAGCGTGGCTGCCCACCTATGCGGTAGAAAAATCCGGAGGTGCATCGATTACGCCTGATATGTTCCGCAATACCTATTGTGTGGGGGGAATTGATCTATCGAGAACCACCGATCTGACTGCCTGTGCCGCGATTATAGAGAAATCCGGTAAACTTAATGTATTAGCAAAGTTTTTTATGCCGGCGGAAAAGCTAGAAGAGGCCACGGCGCGGGATGGATTGCCGTATGCCGCATACGTACAGAGGGGTCTATTGGAACTATCCGGGGACAATTTTGTTGATTACCACGACTGTATGAACTGGTTTCGTATGTTGGTGGAAGAATATCAGATTTATCCGTTAAAGGTAGGGTACGACCGTTATACCGCGCAATATCTAGTGCAGGAGATGAAACAATACGGCTTTCACATGGACGACGTGTTTCAGGGATACAATTTGACCCCGGTAATCCGAGAGGTTGAAGGGCAGATAAAAGACGGGGTTTTTAATATTGGAAACAATGATCTTCTAAAAGTCCATCTCTTAAATATTGCTTTAAAAATTGAAGCGGAGAGTGGCCGAAGTAAAATTATTAAAATGAGTGCTAACGATCATATTGATGGCGGCGCGGCCTTGCTGGACGCAATGACTGTCCGGCAAAAGTGGTATGCAGAAATAGGTGAGCAGTTAAAAAACGGAGGAAATTGAAATGTTTTTGATTCAGAGGACAAAAATGGGTTTATGCTTATTATCGGGAGAGATAAAGAATGGGACTGTTTGAGAAGATATTTAAAAAGCCGCGCCCTCGTGGGGAACCAAACGGATACTATAAAACGCTTACTGCCTATACACCGGTATTCACCAGTTGGAGCGGTAAAATATACGAAAGCGAACTAGTCCGGTCGGCTATTCATGCCAGGGCAACGCACATCAGCAAATTGCAGATAACTGTGAGAGGAAGCGGAAAGCCGAAGCTGCAAACAAAACTAAAAGCCGGGCCGAACGAATGGCAGACGTGGGGTCAATTCCTTTACAGGCTGTCCACCATCTTGGACGTGCAGAATACGGCGTTTATAGTCCCGGTTCAGGATTTGTACGGTGAAATCGGGGGATATTACCCAGTCTTACCGTCATACTGTGAAATTGTGGACTATGGCGGGGAACCATGGCTTCGATACCAATTTTCAAATGGGTATCATGCGGCGGTAGAACTGAGATCCTGCGGTATTATGAATAAGTTTCAGTACGCTGATGATTTTTTCGGAGAAAGCAATCAGGCATTGAATCCGACTATGGAACTTGTAAATATACAAAATCAGGGTATTGCCGAGGGCGTCAAAGCATCCGCTACTTTCCGGTTCATGGCTAAGACAAATAATTTTACCAGACCGGAGGACTTAGCTAAAGAACGAAAGCGGTTTACCAAAGAGAATTTGCAGGGGGAGGGCGGGGTTTTGCTGTTTCCCAATACATATTCAGAAATACAACAGATTAAATCTACGCCGTTCGTGGTGGACGCTGAGCAAATGAAAGCCATCCAGCAGAACGTATATAATTATTACGGCGTCAACGAAGACATCCTGCAGAATAAAGCGTATGGCGACGCATGGAGTGCTTTTTATGAGGGGGCTGTAGAGCCATTTGCCATACAGTTTTCAGATGTAAGCACAAAATTGACCTTTACAGAGCGGGAGCGGGCCTCCGGCTCTTTTATTATGGCAACCGCGAACCGCCTGCAGTATATGTCCAACACCGAAAAACTGAATGTATCCGCGCAGATGGCAGACCGGGGTATTATGAACCGAGATGAAATACGTGAGATTTGGAATTTGCCTCCATTACCAAATGGTCAGGGGAAAGCCTATACCATCCGGGGTGAATATTATCTGCTGGGTGCGGATGGAAAAAACGAAAAAGAACAGGAGGAAAACAATGCCGATAAAAATGGACAGGCAGTACCGGACGATCCTAACGCCGATGACAATTCAAACCGATAAGAAGCGTCTGGATACCGACTATTATGTTGAGGGGTACGCGGCCACATGGGACAAGTATCTGCTGTATGAGGATGAAGATGGGCCGGTATATGAACAGTTTTTACCGGTAGCCTTTAATGGGTGCGATATGTCCGACATCATTTTTCAGTATAACCATGCCGGCCGAGTGTTTGCGAGAACAAAGAACCGAACGCTGATTGTGGAGCCGGATACTTATGGCTTATTTACCGCTGCCGATCTTGGATCAACGGATGGCAGCAGGGAAATGTTTCAGGATATCAAAGCCGAACTGGTAACGAAAATGAGTTGGGCTTTTATGCCGGACAACCGCACGATGGAGTATGACGAGAAGACGCGAACGATTATACATCATCGAATCAATAAAGTGTTTGATGTTTCCGCTGTAAGCTATCCAGCAAACAGCGGGACGGAGATAAATGCGCGTTCGTTCTGCGACGGAGTGATCGCGGAACGCTTGAAGGAGAGTCGGGAGCGCAAGTTTAAAATAAGACGCATTAAATTACTTATGGAGGTATCAAAATGAGCAGAATTGAAGAAATTGAAACCCGTCTGTCGGAAATTCGGTCAGAACTGGAAGACGAAAACATGGATGTGGACAAGCTGGAAAAGGAGGTTCGCAGCTTGACGAATGAGAAAAAGACAATAACGCAGGAGGTGGAAAAACGCCAGAAATTGATTCGGGAAGTATCAGCAGGCGAAGGCGTACTAATGCGCACATTTGTCCCACCTGTTGGTAAAAATCAGGAACGGAGCTATGGCCCGGACAGCCAAGAATACCGCAGCGCCTTTTTTAAAGATTTGCTGGGGCTGGAAATGAACAAGGAGGAACGGGCGGCATTCGTCCACACTACAAGCAATACTGGTAATGTTATGCCGACTAGTACATTGAATCAGATTTGGGACTTGGTATCCGGCCAACATACCATAATGGGTGATATTACCATTTATCGCACAGGCACCATTTTAGAAGTGGTTAAGCATACGGAAATCGCCGCAGGCGCGGCCAAGACTGTAACGGAAAATACCGCTAACGACGATGAACAGAACACGTTTGTCAAGGTGACCCTTTCCGGCAAAGACTTTTCCAAGAGCGTCGATATTTCTTATGCTATGGAACGGATGAGCATTGATACACTGGAACAATACCTGATCCATGAAATTAGTGAAAGCCTCGGTGGGGCTATGGCGGATGACGTTATCGCCCAGATAGGCAGCGACATGGCGTCGGAAAACAAAATGACCAGCGCGGCACATGATACTCTGACATTCCCGGAGATTGCCAAATTGTTTGGCAGTCTGAAACGAGTAAGCGCCGTCACCGTATACGCGACCCGTTCTACCATTTATAATTATTTGGTGGGCATGGTGGATGATACAGGCCGTCCTATTTTTCAGAGTACGGCTCAGGCTGGCCAGGAAGGGGCGCTGCTGGGTGCGACTATAAAAGTGGAGGATTCTGTTGCAGACGATGTGATTTTGGTCGGGGATGCTAAAAAAGTAACCTACAACATGGTACAGGATATCATGATTGAAAGCGACCGAGACATTAAAAAACACGTAACAACCTATTCCGGTTATGCGCGCGGTTCTGGCGCGCTGATTGATCCAAACGCTTTTGCGCAGCTTACCATTACACATGCGGCGGGGTAATGGGCTATAGCTCCGTGACCGGGCCGGTCTATACAGCAGAGGACTTGAACAGTATGACGGTATCGGCTATCAAGTCCTCCGCTTCTAGCCTGGGCTATAGCCTGACAAAAATAAAAAAGGCCGATATAATTGATCAATTTTTGGAGGAACAAAGCCATGCTGGACAGGGTAAGAATGGCGCTTAGAATAACGACGACGGCTTTTGACAGTGAAATTGATGACCTAATCAGCGCGGCGTTGGCTGACCTTGACATTGCCGGTGTAACTGCTCCGACAAAGAACGACCCTCTTATCGTACGAGCCGTTATTACTTACTGCAAAGCCCATTTTGGCGAACCGGATGAATACGACCGGTTGAAAGCCGCGTACGACGAACAAAAGGCACAGCTTCAAATGGCAACAGGATATACGGATTGGAGGGAAATTGGTGGATAAATCCAGCCTTTTGACCTTAATAGCCGTTAAGCTCAAACCGGATGGATTAGGCCAGCCGGTTTCAAAAGAATCCAAACGGGAGGTTTACTGCAATTTATCCAGTATAAGTTGTGACGAATGGTATAAAGCGGGACAGGCTGGAATGAATCCACAGTACAGAGTAACCATGTTTGCCCACGATTACGATGGGGAAAATACTGTTGAGCTGGACGGGAAACGCTACGCGGTGTACCGCACCTATATGAATAGGAAAGACACAATAGAGCTATATCTGGAACGAAAGGCTGGGATATGATGTCTACTGTAAACATAGATAATTTGGCGGCTACCATAGCCAAGGAACTGGGAGTGTATAGGCAGGATGTGGCAGATGGCATAAAGGATAATGCTAAAGCAGTCGCCAAAGAGTGCAGGCAGGATATACAGCAGAACAGCCCCAAGCTAACCGGATCATACAAAAAAGGCTGGCGGATAGCGGTAGAGCATGAGAGCCGCGACGATATTCGTATTACTGTCTATAATAAAACTGACCCACAGCTTACACATCTGATTGAAAATGGGCATGCCGGTAGAGGGGGGATTGCACGTGGAGCGGCTTCGCCGCATCCACACATTAGGCCGGCCGAGCAACGTGCGGAAGAAAAACTGTTAGGAAAAGCCAAGGTGGTGGTCAAAGGTTGATGACCCCTGAGGATATCAAAACCATGCTGGATAAAACGGGTTATCCGGTTGCTTACGGGTATTTCAGCGATCCGCAGCCGATGCCATATATTCTTTTCCGCAGCGCCTATTCTCATAATTTTTGCGCAGATGGTGTCGTCTATAGTACTGGAACACGTTACCAGTTAGAATTATATACACAATGGAAAGACCCCTATGCGGAGGACAGGGTAGAAAACGCCTTTCCATCTTTGTGTTGGGAAAAATCCGAAACCTACATCGATACCGAAAGATGTTATCAAATAATTTATGAAATTGAGGTGTAAACAGGATGCCAGAAACCGAAAATAAGGTACAGTTTAATTTAAAAAATGTCCATTATGCAATTTTGACTGATACAGGTGGTTTGATAGCTTGGGGGAAACCGGTTCACGTGCCGGGCGCGGTAAGCCTGACGCTCGACCCGCAGGGGGAGATCAAGCCGTTTTACGCTGACGGTATGGTATATTATCAAAGCGTATCCAATAACGGTTATTCGGGAGATCTGGAAATGGCGCGATTTCCTGAAAAGATGGTAAAAGACGTTTGGGGGGCGGAAGAAAGCGAAACGGATCATGTTATCATCGAAACTGCACTTGTCGAACCAAAGCCGATCGCTCTTTTGTTCCAGATAGACGGAGACAAAGCCGGTCAATATTACTGTATGTATAACTGTCTTGGAACACGTCCCGGTATTGGAGGTGCTACAAATACGGAAACGAAAGAGCCACAGACGCAAAAAATTTCTATTACCGCCAGCCCTCTGGAAGATGGCCGGGTAATGGCGAGAACCACTTCACAAACTTCTGAAGATGTGAAGAAAGAGTGGTTCAATAGTGTATATGAAAAGGCGGCGGCTTAATTTATGGATAAGGTTTTACATATAAGCGGTCAAGATGTGGGGTTCAGGGCTACGGCCCTGACCCCACGTTTTTATAGGCATTTTTTTGGCCGTGACATAATTGCGGATATGACCGCGCTGAATAAGGCGTACAAAAAAGCTTTGGGCAGCATGGGTGAGGGGGCGTCAGAGGAAGACAAGCAGGAGGCGCAGCTTTCTGCAACTGATCTAGAGTTGTTCGAAAACGTAGCTTATATCATGGCACGGCAGTACGATCAGGGAATTTCAAATACTGCGGATGAATGGCTGGATAATTTTGACGCTTTTTCTATCTACGAAATTTTGCCGCACATTTTAGAACTGTGGAATATTAACAACGCCACAACCGCGAAGCCTAAAAAAAAATAAGACCCACAACCAGGGTACAAACCGGGGCGACGTTTATGCTCCGCTGCGCGGAACTGCACTTATCGCGTGAGGATTTAAATGACATGACCATGGGGATGGTTTACGACATGCTTATTGAGCGCGGAAACGATGGCGAAAAATATCCTTATAAAGCCACGCAGGATGATATTGAAACATTTTTCGGAAAGGGGTGATATAGATAAATGGCGGAAAGGATTAAGGGCATAATTGTACGAATCGGCGGGGATACAACCGGTTTGTCCAAGGCGCTGTCTGGTACGAACAAGCAAATATCTGAAACACAGAAACAGTTAAAAGACGTTGAACGACTTCTGAAACTTGATCCAAAAAACACGGAACTTTTGGAACAGAGGCAGCGGCTTTTATCTCAGGCGGTGGGAGAAACCAAAGGTAAACTGGATTCACTGAAAGATGCGCAGAAACAGGTGCAGGAACAATTTGACCGTGGGGAAATTACTAAGGAGCAGTATGAAGGATTACAACGGGAAATAGCCAGTACGGAATTGCAACTTAAAAATTTGGAAAAGGCTGCGCAAAATAGTGGATCGGCCCTTCTTAAAATATCGGACGCGGCGGATAAAGTGGCTTCTGGGGCCAATAAAGTAGCGGATAAAACAAAGAAGTTGTCTGCTGTAGCAGGGGGAGCTATAGTCGCCACGGCTGGACTATCAATCGCCTTTGAAGACAATTTTGCTAAGGTGAAAACACTACTTGATAAATCCAAGACAGATATGGATGCATATAAACAGAGTATCATTGATGCCAGTAACGAAACCGGGGTAGCTGTCGATGAATATTCTGAATCCGTTTACTCGTCTATTTCCGCCAGCATTGATCAAGCGGATGCTGTGGAATTTACAAAAAACGCCGTGAAGCTGGCCAAAGGTGGATTTACGGATACAGCTAAATCGGTAGACGTCCTCACTACGGCAATCAACGGATACGGATTGTCTGCAAAAGATACGGAAAAACTGTCAGACTTGCTTATTACCACTCAAAACCAAGGTAAAACGACGGTCGATGAACTGGCCGCATCCGTTGGTAAGGTTATTCCAATTGCATCATCGGCTAATTTCAGTTTTCAGGAATTATCGGCAGCCTACGCCTTGATGACTAAAAACGGCGTCGCCACTGCAGAGAGCGGTACCTACTTAAAAGGAATGCTAAACGAACTTACCAAAGCCGGTTCACAAACGGATACTGCCCTTAAAGAATTGACTGGGAAAGGGTTCACAGAGCTAAAAAAAAGCGGAAAAAGCACATCGGAAATATTGAACATGTTGTCCGGGTACGCAGAAAAAAATGGAAAAAGCCTAAAGGACATGTTTGGTAGCGTTGAGGCCGGTTCTGCCGCGCTTATGTTAAGTAGAAAAAGTGGAAAAGAATTTGACGCTATGCTTTCCGAAATGCAGAAAAGTGCCGGAGCAACACAGGCGGCGTTTGATGATGTATCCAATACGACAGGCCAGAAATTTAAAAAATCCCTGAATGAACTAAAAAATACGGGCATTGAATTGGGGGATACGCTATCACCGATAATTACAATTATTATGGAGAAGGTCAAAGATGTTATATCGTGGCTTTCTTCGCTGGATGAAAGCCAGATTAAAATGATTGGCACGGTTCTGATGGTGGTGGCAGCCATATCGCCAATGGCTAAAATAATAGGTGGTATTTCCTCAGCTATATCAGGTGTAACAAAAGCCCTACAATTTTTGATGGCCAATCCGATGGTTGCTATAATTGCAGCGATCGTAGGATTGGTATTGTTGATCGCTACGAAGGGCGACGAAATACAAGCCGTCCTGCAAAAAGTAGATGATTTTCTGCAGAACATATTTGCAAAGGATTGGGCAGAAATATTCGGCCCTGTGTTAGGAGGCGCATTAAACGGACTGTTTGATACCATACAGGGAATATGGAATGGAATCAAACGGACGTTTGATGGCATTATCGATTTTATCCGAGGCGTTTTTACCGGAGATTGGGAGCGAGCGTGGAACGGGGTAAAGGACATTTTCGGAGGAATATGGGATACGTTGGTTGAAATTGTTAAGGCTCCTATCAACGCCATTATCTGGCTTATAAATTGTGCTATCGATGGTATTAACTGGATAATTGATGGAATTAACTGTATATCATTCGATGTGCCGGATTGGTTGGGCGGTGGCCATGTAGGGTTTGATATCGGAAGTATAGACCAAATTCCCTATCTAGCGCAAGGCGGCGTTTTGTCTCAGGGTTCCGCCGTAGTTGGAGAAGCCGGCCCGGAACTGCTCACAGTCACGGGAAACCGTGCGATTGTTGAGCCTCTTACGCAAAACACCAACACCACCAACGTGGGAGGGAATACCATTTACGTATACGGTGCGCCAGGGCAAGATGTAAATGAACTGGCGGATATTCTTATGGATAGGATGGGCACTGTTTATCAAATGAAAGGGGCTGTGTGGGCTAAATGAATTATTTCGTTTACAGCGGAAAACGCAGCTCTGATTACGGCATTTACATAAGCGGTGAAAATACGTTTAACGCCCCGGAAAGGGATTTGGAATATACTCAAATCAAAGGTAAAAACGGTGATTTGATCATTAGCAATCAAAGGTTTAAGAACATTTCAGTCGCGTATCCAGCTTTTATCCGAACGAAATTTAACCAAAACAGTGACGCGGCCAAGGCGTGGCTACTGTGGCACACATCGTATCAGCGTTTGGAAGATACCTATCATCCTGAATATTTTAGAATGGGTATATTTTCCGGCCCAATTGATTTTGATATGCGTTTCCTAAATCGTTCAGGGGAAACGTCGCTGATGTTTACCTGTAAACCACAACGCTGGCGAAAAGATGGAGAAATACCTATAACATTTGATACTCAAAGAGAGCTTTACAATGAGTTATTCCCAGCCCTGCCGCTGATTAAAGTCAACGGCACAGGGGCTGGGAATTTACGTGTGGGGGAATGTACGGTTCAAATCAAGGCGCTGGATGGGTATGTGATACTAGACAGTGATAGTCAAAATGCGTATAAAGGAACGCTTAATAAAAACAGCACTATTTATGCGCCGCAATTTCCTGTACTGGAACGCGGAAAAAATTTTATAAGCTGGGATGGCGGTATAACCAGCGTTGAAATAACGCCAAGGTGGTGGACAATATGATCCTTTTATTTCCGCAGGACGAAACAATCTTTGATAATAATGGAATTGGTGCACTGTCTGACGCTATATCATGCACGGTAACCGAAGAGCGTAACGGAATATTTGAATTGGAGATGCAGTACCCCATAACTGGTATCCACTATGCTGAACTGACAAACAGGAATATTCTTTTGGTCAAGCCTAGTCCGTACCACGATCCAGAGCCTTTTCGTATATACAGGATAACAAAGCCGTTGACTGGAAGAATTACCATTTACGCGCAGCACATCAGTTATGATCTGTCCGGTATAGTGGTATCACCGTTTACAGCGGGTGGCGCGGTTGACACTTTTTTAAAGATAAAACAGCAATCGTCGAGCGATAACCCATTTGCCTTTAATACGGACATCAGTAGCTCTTCGGAAATGACGGTATCGGTGCCGTCTGCCATACGCTCCATAATGGGAGGCGCAGAGGGATCGATACTGGACACATTCGGCGGGGAATATGAATATGAACGCTGGAATGTGTATTTGAGGAGCCGGAGGGGAACGGATAACGGTGTATCCATTCGGTATGGGAAGAACCTTACGGATTTACAGCAGGATGAAAACATAGCTAATGTTGCAACGGGTATTTATCCATATTGGAATGGCGAAAATGGCACCGTCACATTGACGGAAGAGATCGTAGAAGCTCCTGGCACCTATAGCTTTACACGCATTAAACCACTTGACCTATCGGGTGAATTTGAAGAAATGCCGACAGAAGAGCAGCTGCGGGAGCGGGCAGTTAAATATGTAACAGACAATAATATTGGAGTACCTACTGTCAGCATTACTGTATCGTTTCAACCATTGGAGCAGACCGAGGAATATGAAAATATAGCGCTTCTGGAACGCGTTAATTTATGTGATACGGTGACGGTAGAATACCCAAATTTAGGCGTGTCTGCTACGGCTAAATGCGTTAAGACGGTATACGATGCATTAAAGGATAAATATAACAGCATCGAATTGGGAGAAGCTAAAAGCAATATCGCGGATACTATCGTCGAACAGCAGCAGAAAATTGAAAAGGTTCCTACTACGTCAGCAATTCAGATGGCTATCGCAAATGCTACTAAGCTCATTACTGGAAACAGCGGCGGATATGTGGTGATGCGTGACAGTCCAGATAACAAGGACGGAGAGCCTGACGAAATCCTTATTATGGACAAGCCAGATGTAAATGATGCTCAGAAGGTATGGCGCTGGAACATGGGCGGGCTTGGATACTCGTCTAATGGAGTGAATGGCCCGTACACCACAGCTATTACGCAAGATGGTTCCATAGTGGCCAATTTTATTACGTCGGGGACTATGAATGCCGGTATTGTTACGACAGGTGTCCTCAAATCAAATGACGGAAATACTTATATCAATTTGGATACCGGTCAGTTTCGTTTTCAGGATAAACTCAAGTTGATAGGAGTTGATTTATATGTCAATGGGAAACTTTATTCTGGAAGCCTTGACGACGTATATATTGGTGTCGGAGAGCGGGATGGCATGGGCGCTTTTTATGTACATGATGCCGAAGCGGGAAATATTTTAGAAGCTTATACGAGCGGTGGCGATATTTACTGGACAACACTTGCCTGGTATAACGGCTCTAATGACAGGGGCATAAAAATCAGCAAGGACACCTTTGACTTTTATGGTATGTATGATGCCGGAGGCTTTTCGACAAAAATGGGTATTTTTATAAATCTCAGAACCGGAGATGTAGATATAAGCGGCGTAAAAGTCAATATAAACGGTACGTCGTTTGACGATCTTGTTAAGCGGGTAGAAACGCTAGAAAGGAAATAAGGGGCGTCAGGATGGAAAAAGTATTAACGAAAATAGCGCTGGAACTAAACCAGCGGAATATTCCTCAAAGAATAATGATGAAGCAGGGAGACGCCCAATCAAGGACAATTGAGGCGACTTTATATTCAAATGGCCAACTTTACAACGTTACAACTATAGCAAGAATATATGTCTGTCGCCCGGATATGGAGCCGTTCTATAACGATGTTTCAGGTGGAATTAAAAACGGGGTACTAACCTATACGTTTTCATCGGATGAATTGGCCGTTGCAGGAATAGCGCGTGGTGAAATCAGGATTATGGAATCGGAGGAAGCTAAAGTACTATCCTCTTTCCCATTTATACTGGATATTGAACGTTCTGTTTACAGTGACGATGCCTTACTATCTACCAACAACGGTACGGTTCTGCAGGGATATGTTCAAGAAGCAAAAAACGCTAAGATGTCTGCTGCTGCATCCGCAGAAGCTGCAAATACTGCGGCGTTGCGAGCGGAGCAAAGCGCAGATAATGCGCAATCCAGCGCAGAGGCGGCTTCTTCATATTTTAAGCAAACCAGCGCCACGGAGATCGAACAGGTATCCATGCCGATGGACAAGCATGAGAACCACCTGATATATACCTTGACCGTAAT